TCAAATACCGGACATGCCCGAGTTGGACGAGGATCATGGCCTAAAGATACAACCTTACCCCTATCAACTGCAAGGAATCGCACGAGGCTTACAACTAAAACGGTTTATCAATGGGGACGACATGGGACTTGGCAAACAACAACCAGTCAGTAGTTACGTGGCTACTCCAAACAGTTTTAGGAGGATTGGAGAATTACAAATTGGGGACGAGATATTCGGCAGGGACGGAAATGTATATACCGTAAGTGGCGTGTACCCGCAAAAAGAACGCCGCGTGTTCAAAGTGACGTTCTCTGATGGCGTATCCTGTGAATGCGGCCCAGAGCATCTATGGTGTGTCCGGGATGCCAACCGTAGAAGAAAGGGGAAAGGATGGATCACCAAGACAACACAGGAGATCATGGATTCCGGCGTGACCTACAACCTAAAAGGTTTTGGCCATAACCATACAAGACGGAAATGGGAAATCCCAATGTGTGAACCTGTGAAGTACAAGGAGAGATTATACATCATTCATCCTTACATCATGGGGATACTTTTGGGAGACGGCCACCTTTGCAATGGCAATGGGCACCTGTCTTTCTCTACACCGGACATGGATGCGGCTATTGCCGACAGGGTAAGAAAACTCTTACCTAGCGATATGCTGTTGGTACGGGACGATTACGCCACATGCCCGCGATACAACATCACAAAGAATCCGACAGTCCACGAAAATCGATTTTACCAAGAGATCAAACGACTCAAAGCTGACAAACCAAGTGTAGAGAAATTCATACCATACGAATACATGCACGGATCGGTAGAGCAACGCATCAACCTCTTACGCGGTTTGATGGATACGGATGGATCAGGAAAGAGAAACAGGATCACCTACAGCACCCTTTCCTATGGCATGGCGCGTGACATTGCCCTTTTGGTACGTTCCCTTGGAGGACAGGCGATCATACGCAGATACGATAGGCAAAACGAGGGTAAAGGCGTGGAATTTCAAGTAAACGTGAGGATCAAGGTTTGCCCATTCTATCTTGAACGGAAAGCCGCCGAATGGGACATCAAAAAAACAAACTATTGTTCACGGTATATCTCGTCTATCGAATATATTAGAGAGGAAGATTCCGTATGTATAAGCGTAACCGCTCCGGATCATTTGTATCTGACAAATAATTATATTGTAACGCACAATACACTTGAGAGTATCGCCACAATCAACAAGGCCGGCGCTTTCCCCTGTCTCGTTATCTGCCCCAATACGGTCAAGATCAACTGGCAACGTGAATGGCACAAGTTCACGGACAAGAAAGCCATGGTATTGACCGATTCGGTACGGACCTCATGGCCATTCTTCTGGCAAACGGGCATGAATCATGTGTTCATCGTGAACTACGAGAGCCTACGGAAGTATTTCGTACGCCGAATCAACAAATCGGAGAAATGGACGCTGAAAGACGTAGAGTTCCATAATACGATCAAGTTGTTCAAGAGCGTGATCATTGACGAATCCCATAAGGTAAAATCAACGGCTACCCAACAAAGCAAGTTTTGCAAAGGTATCACCGCCGGGAAAGAGTGGATCATCCTGTTGACCGGTACCCCTGTCGTAAATAAGCCCAACGACCTTATATGCCAACTCGCTATCATGGACCGGATGAATGATCTCGGAGGCTGGAAATATTTCACGAGCCGCTATTGCTCTGGGCCGCACGGGGCCTCGAACTTGAAAGAGCTCAATTTCATGCTCTGGAAGCATTGTTTCTTCCGGAGGGAAAAATCCAAGGTGCTGACTCAATTACCCGACAAGGTACGGCAGATCGTGACCTGCGAGATCACCAACCGCAAGGAATACCAAGACGCCGAGCGTGACTTGGTGGATTATCTGAGACGATATAAGGAGGCCGACGATGAGAAGGTACAAAAATCGCTGAAAGGCGAGGTCATGGTACGAATCGGCATATTGAAGGACATAACGGCCCGGGGTAAGTTGAGAGAGGTGATCGATTTCGTGAAGGATTTTCGGGAGAACGGAAAGAAGATCATCCTCTTCTGCAACCTGCATGAGATCGTAGACCGGCTCCTACAGGCGTTTCCCTCGGCGGTGTGTGTCACCGGACGGCAAGATATGCAACAAAAGCAAGCGGCCATAGACGCTTTCCAACGGAATCCCAAAACGGACGTCATCATCTGCTCCATCAAGGCTGCGGCGGCGGGTATCACGTTGACAGCGTCAAGCAATGTCGCTTTTATCGAGCTACCGTGGACATACGCAGATTGCGACCAAGCCGAGAGCCGGGCGCATCGTATCGGCCAAAAGGACTCCGTGAATTGCTATTACCTGCTTGGCCGCAAGACCATCGACCAGAAGCTCTACAGGATCATCGAGGAGAAAAAGCATATAAGCAACGCCGTACTTGGCGCGGAGGACAATATACAAACAAACATCGTCGATATGATGGCCCGGATATTCGACGAGACCGAGGAGGAGGAATAATCATGGCAGAGGAATACATAGGGATCAACCGCTTGAAAGAACGGGAGGACGCTAATAAATATCCACGAAGGAAATGCGTAAGATGTATCCGTTACCCATGCTTCTCCGGACAAGGAATAGGTACGCACGCCATTAATCTCGCCGCTTATGGATGTAAGGATTATAAAAGTCAAACAAGATTAAAGAATATGTCGCACAATGTAAACAAAGGAGGTTCAGATGCTTAAAATATCATTGTTAATAATCGGAATGATCTCGCTAATATTCATTCTCACGTCTGGAATATCGATTCAGTTCAAGCCATTCCATATATCCCTAGCTTATCCATACTTTGGAACAGGGATGGTATTGATAGCCATTGGTTTCGCCTTGTGCTTCGGCTCGGCTTACTATCATGGAATATCAAATCATGAATATAAAGATGGTTACAGCAAAGGATTCAACGCAGGTATTGAATACATTATCGATTGGGCTAAGAATAAAAAAGAAGGCTAAAGATAACATTTTTATAGCGAGAGATAAAGACTAACAAAGAGAATAAATAAAAAGGCAGCGCCTCACAGCGCCACCCCATTACAACCTGCGACAAATATATCAAATAAAGACAACTATGGCAAGTGAGGCATTGAATAAATATATTGAGAAACGTTACGACAGGTGGCTGGATCACGCAAATTACTGTTGCAAAATATCAGGGCTTTCTAGCGAAGGACAAGATGTTCTAAATGAGGTGCTAGCCGGGATATGTGAAAATCTATCTGATAAAATCGAACGCATGATGGAGAAAAAATCAGGGGCCTACACGGAGCTTGACTGGTATATCATGCGTTCGATCAGATTAAACGCCACATCCGACACAGCTCCCTACCGGCATAAATACAAGCCTATCCCGGTAGATGAGAATGTGGATTGGCGAAGACTGAACATTATTGATGAGCCCGATGATAGTATTGACCGTACCGAGTATATCCGGGAACGTATGCAGGATATCCGGGATATGGTCGACCTGTTAGAGTTGTCCGAAAAAGCCAAACGGATCTTCGCTTGGAAATTCTTCGCCGGAGAGTCTTTCGCCGACTGGCCGGGGCCGGAAAGCCGGAAAGAGTTGTACGAAACCTACAAAAGTGTTTTCAATGCGGTGATGGATAAGAAGGAAGGGAGGTTGCTGTTTTGATGTTCGAGACCTCTAATTCCTTAAAAGCATAATGCGAGTAAACAATGATGAGGATTTTCATTTTCCATTCATACGGTTTACTCGCATTTTGCATTAGGAAGGTTAGAGGTTTTACTAACGGCAGGGAGGGATTCTTCCTCCCCAACTATCACAAATTAGATCAACTTCTTTGTGAAAAAATCACCCTCCTTTATTTCAAATTCAGAAACATTTTCTTTCCGATTGCCATCTATATATTTTATTAAATAACGTGTATCATCTAATGATTTAGGTATTTTGGTGTATAACAAATCATCTGCTTCTAAATGAGTTCCTTCAAAAGGCATCTCGTATCTTACATCTAATGTGATATTTCCCAAACGATCAATATTATTTACTCTATCTATATTAGTTCTTATTTTCAATCCTTTGTCCACAATAGGAATCAATGAAATATTATAACATGGGACATCTGAATTATTATATAAAATCATTGAAAACTCCCAATATAGAGTCCAATTCTGGATGAAATCATAAGTCGAAGGATAAACATCTTGCATTTGTTCTAAATTTTTAGAACTATACCCATGAGGAATCCTTCCATAAACAATATTTATAAAATCAATATCAATAAATGGTGACAAACTTCTTTCCACATTAGAAATACTATTTTTCTCCTGCATCCAATTTTCTGTAAGTTTCTTCCACTGCTTTAATAATAAAATTGGAAACTTTTTTTCATCACGATCAATCATAGTAGCACAATTGCTACAAAGCCATATTGCATTATCAATATGTTTTCTTTCTGCAGGTGTCATAGAAGGATCATACCTCGGACCACCTTCTGAAGCTGCTGAGATATGCGCTGCTTCACCTATACAAATAACTTTATCCGAATTTGATCCAGGCATACAAGTATGACATCTACAATCAGGATTCGAACAATGATATGCGACTCTTTTTGCTAATATACTTTTGGTCTTTTGTGTAAAATCATCTCTCATATTATATTACTGTATAAAAAATAGTAACTCATACAAGCTGTAATGATGAGAGACGCTGGCTAATATCTTTCAGAGCCATATCGAGCGTTTCCAGCTCCTTATCAGTAAATCGACAGACTTTCCCATGTATTTTATTGCCGTTCAAACGCTGGTAAAACCAAGAGGAAGATTTGTTAAAGTAATCCTTTGACAACTTAGAGACAGACAGGTAAGGCAACACCGGTTCCAAACGTTCCCGGATCGTCAATTGTTCTTTGATTTCGGCTATTTCCTGATGAACATTGTCAAAATCATTTTGTACACCAACAGCAAGCTGCTCCACTTCCTGGCCAGTCATACTATCCATCAATTCAGTTATCTGCCGATCAATAGAGGAACGATCAGCTTCGGCACTTTGTTTCCACTGTTTCTTCAATTCAAAAAAACGTTTCACTTTGTTCATCTTGCCATGCTTTTAAATTTAACAACAAAAAAGGAAACTTCCCCTCTGGCCATGAGGGGAAGCACCTTTCTGGCTAATAATACTTTCCGAGTTCTTTTAGCTCTCGCTCCAATCGTCGGATTTCCTTATCAACCACCGCTTTCATGAATTTGCTTCTCGAAGTCAGCTCATGATACTTGCGGAGATAGAATAACAGGTCTTTTTCAACCTCTTCTATCCGGGCTTTTAGCCCATCGTCACTATGCATAGAACGCTTGTCTTAACGACATCACAAAGATAACAAAAATATTATCACCAACAAATATTCCAGTAACACTTTTATTATCAAACAAAGTTCATCTACGTTTCTTTATCAACCGAACTATCACATAGCCAATTCCAATCAATAATAATCCGGAAATGGCACCAATAGCCCACCCTCCGACATCCATCTTAAATTGCTCCCATTTGGATAGTTTTCGCTCGACCTCTACCGGAACCTCCACCTTACGATCCACGTAGATTTCTTTCGAAGGCAGATATAACGTATCCCTAGGAACCCTCATATTGGCGATCACGTTACCGAGACTATCCAATGCGAACATGAGTTCCACGTTCTTCGTGTTCGCCATATCCAACCACCGGAGAACAACCTTGCCGTTCTCATCACACTCCATCAACGCACGTATGGAAGCGCTATCGGCTGGCATTGGGTAAGGTACCAACTTGTCTATGTAGATCGAGTCAGTACGGTTCTCGATAGCGACAGGCTGTATCTTGGTCCGGCACCCGGACAGGGTGAGGATACCTATCATTATTAATACAATGTATCTAAGTTTCATAATCATGAAAATTTGATCGTGCCCGTATTTAGATACCGCCCGGATACGAAAAAGGCGGCTGATCCAGATTGTTGAATTGCCGCCTTTGACTAGCCCATTAAGAAGAAACTTATGTCATATGGAAATTAATCATTCAATGGTAAAAATCCATTTTTGTCTAGCGATTTAAGGACCGATCTTAAAAGATAGTTGCTACCGAATGATATAACATATTTACGAGCCCTCTCTGAAACAGGGACCAGCATCTTTTTATCTACCAAAGATCGTATCAACCTCGATATCTCTGGTGAAGATTTGCCCGGAAATAGAGCTTTCACGTCAGCGGCTTGTATCTCTTGCCTCTCATTTGTTATCGCCGCTCTTAATATATTATACTCAATATCCGTTATATATTTATTTGATAATGAATCGGACATAGATGGAAGCAAGATGTTATCTCTCAAATAAACATAATCTACCAATCTGTCTATTTTTTCTATCTCGTTTTTTAACCCATGAAGTACGTATTCGCACCATTTTATCAATCCCTCATTCGTATATGTGTCGGCCAATGATAAATAATTGTAATACTCATTCCGGTCTGAACAAAACACTGCTGTTGGATTGATGATCCTTTGCTTGCTTTTAAATACATTTTTCAACAAAAGAGCATAGGTGAACAGCCTGACAACACGTCCGTTTCCATTCTCAAATGGGTGTATCCATACAAAACGATGATGCGCTATACATATTTTCATCAAATCGAACTTAGGTCTTGTTTCCTCATTTACAAAATCGACAAGCTCTTGCATTAATGGAATCACCTGCAAGTAATCAGGAGGGGTATGCGACGAACCTCCTATTCTTACGTTGCACTCCCTGAAATCACCTTTGGTATAGCAACCTTCCCTGCTTGCGCTAAGAGAATCTACTGTGAGAGAATGAAGCTCTCTGATAAAGTTTAGCGTAATGGGCGTGTCATCAATCACGCTTTCAATAAAAGATGTTGCTCTTTCGATATTCAAAATCTCCGTGATCTGCTCATTCCGATAAAAACTGCCATCGTTTATTTTTGTGGATTCGACATAATCCATAATTGTCGTATTATTACCCTCTATACGAGAAGATCCAATACTTTCAAGCATATGAAATATACTTTTCATCTGCATAAACACTAATGGATGGGTAGTACCCTCCAATATCTTGTACCTTAACTTTTCAAGCTCAAGCACAAGATCGGTTATAGGCATATCAAAACCAACGCTAGGCATCATTATTTTTTGATTACACATTTGCATACATTTTTTTCATCATTTGCATAAAACTATTTCATGTATTTGATATACAACCGATACAAAATTAGCAAATAAAAAAACATTTGCAAAAGGATCAATTGTTAATTTGCAAAACAGCAATCAAACACGTCAAAGATCTCTTAGCTTGTTATTATGTAAGCCAACACGCATGTCATAGCAAGTTCCATCCGGCTATCACGTCCGACATATCAGCCTCTCTCCCATTCTCCACCTTGCTCATCCCGGCCACAATCCGGATCATTTGCTCACGATCGTTGATGTTGATCGGATCATCGGCAGGGATACCGGCATAATCAGATACGGCCTTAATGTAAGCGTTCGTATTATTCTCGTTTTCCGGCGCCCATCTTCCTATTATCTTGCGGATCGTATCCAGCTTATAGTTCCGGTAATAGTTAGACAGGATCTTGAAGATCGCCCTATACCCGTATGCCATCGATTTAAATTGCTTGAACTCTTTGTCTGAGCTTGTCTTCTCGCCTTGGAAGACATCGCTATTCCTTCTGATGTTCCCGGGGTTGTTGTTACGTAATCCCCGGGGTAAATTGTTATTTCTCATTCCTTATCCTCCCTTCTTAATAACCGTTCTGCGGCTCACGATCGCCGCATTTCTTTTTCTCGCACCTCTTTAAAGCCAGTTCTATCTTCACGTCCGAGTAGCTCTCTTTTAAGGTGAAAAGCTCGTCCTGCACCTGCCGGAGCCGTCCGGTCTGCTCAACAAACCGTTCCTCCTTCTCAGACAACTGCTTTTGCAAGAACTCATTATACTCACGCAAGGCCTTGAACTCCTCCACGTCAGCTTGAGCGTCCGCTATCCGTGCGTTCGTCTTACGGTTCGCCCACGCACGGATGCCCCATTTTACCCCCTCGACCCCGCCCATCGCACCGATTATCGCCAATATCGTATTCAAATCAACTCCCATAACTCGTTTTCTTTTAATATATACGGGGGCTTTTATTTGCCCGCCCCCGATAAAGGCTTATAATATTTTCTATCTGTTCTCCAACTCTTCCACCCTCTTCTCAAGTGCCTTGACCTTGGCGTAAAGCTCCTTGATCCCGTTGATCCCAAATGCGGTCAACATCTGGATATAATCCACGCCGTAATAGGAATCCCCGTTATCCGGTGTTATGAGTTGTACCGCCTCCGGAAGAACCTCTCGGACGGCTTGCGCCGACACGCCGATGCGAGGGATCTTGTCCTCGTCCTCCTTCATCGTGTAGTAGAACGCGGAGATACCCTCCAGCTTATCCAGCACGTCCGGGATATCGAAGAAGACGCTCTTCAGGCGGATGTCCGAGGAGGTCAAGCCTTGGTAATTGGTGATATACACATGGGCCGTGCTCGCGGCGTCCTTGTTGATGTACAGGTTGGCTATATTCCCGGGACTGTTCCAGCCATAGATACCGTTGCCGTTATCGATCCGTACCCCCAAGAACGGGTATCTCCCGCCCGGGGCGTTAAATACGACCCCCGTGCCCTCCCTGTACAACACTTTCTCTACCCCCATGTCATAAAAATAGGGGCCGAATCCCTCAAAGAAGACACCTCCCCATGAGCTACGGTCTCCGAACTGGCCGGCGAACTGCGTGGTCTTCCCGATGGTCAGCATTCTCGGGAACGTTATCTGGGTACGATCCGAGACGGACGTATCCACGATCAGTGACCCGTTCGTGATGGTGAAGTTTCCGATCCTTGCCAAGTTCGCAAAGATCTCCTCCACGTCAATCTCCGAGGCAGCTATCTTCCGTGCCATCAGCAAATCGGTCGCCACGCTGGAGAAGTTCGCCCCGAAGGTGTCCCAATAGGCGGTATTGGTCGGATGTTTCCCCTTGAAGGTAGGCTCGTTATCATCCACCTTAGCCACATAATACGAGCGGGTGCCATCGCTATTCTTGATCGATACGATATCGGTAATCTTGGAGCTGGCGTTATAGGTAGCGCTTGAGTCGTAATCGCCACGGTAGGTGCAGCGGGGGCCACGATCGCCACGGGGACCGGGATCGCCGTCTTTCCCGTCCTCGCCATCCGTGCCGTCTATCCCGTCCTTTCCCGGTTTGCCTTCCTCTCCCTTGATCTTGGATACGCTCCATGCGCTCCATACCCCGTTTCTCTTGGTGCTGGTGGCCATCCAGATCGTGTCCGTACTTTGGGTGTCGCTCCACTGGGTATTGGTATTAGGATGACCGTTTGGGGCCGACGGGTTCGCTACGGATGAGAACTCCACGTCGAAATCGGCCGTGTCCGTCATTTGCCTCGGGGTCGTCCATACCGTTTGCTGCGGATCCTTGCCGTCCGACGAGAAGATACGGGTGGAAGCCCACAATATCGCCTCACCGGACGGTATCCCGTCGCTCCATCCCGCCGTGGTCGGTAACGGGGAGGCGTACGAGCCGCCCACAGGGGCGGAAGGCGTGGCGTTCGTACGGATGAACACCGTGCTCTTGAAGCTGTTAGTCCCCTTGGCAACCAGTTTCTTCCAGTACCTCGTGTTCGTGGGATCGATACCGGGCGTGGTCTGGGAGGTACATTTATACACGTTGCCATCGTAAGACACCTTATCACCGGGATAATAGACGAGCTTATCGGAGTAAGCGCCCCGATCCACCTCCGGATAGTCGATCTCACCCGATGGGGATTGGTAGATACTGCCTTTCAGCATGAGTCCTTTTTGTTGGTCATACGAGAGGAAGGCGTTCTCATCGCCGATCCGGAACGCCTTCGACAGCATGTCCCAGTACTGCGTGCCGTCCATGTTAATGATCTTGTTCAGCCGCATCCATCCCGGGCCTATCTCGCTGAAGCCGTAAAGAGTGGAGAAACTGCGCTGGCCATCCACCTCTGTACTCAAGGCTCCGCAAAGGAGGTTGTAATACGAGCCGTCATCCAAGTCCCTCGGCTCCTTGCTCAACAAGAACGTGCCCGCCGATCCCGACTTGGCGCAGCGGGCGTACAGGTACATGGCCTCCGTGTCATCCCCCAGATAGGGAGACGTATAGGCCGCCATGTTCCAGTACTTATACTCGGTCACCTTGTGGGAGGGGGCGAGAGAGTCTATACCCAACGTCATGTGCTGCAAGATCCCGGAGGGGGTGGCAAGCGTACGTCTCTGCCCGTCATACGTAAAGGCGTGATCCACCTCGGTGACCGTCTGCCCGTCCGCCGTGGGAATACGGTTGACGAAACGGAACTGCAACGACTCATGCCCCACCAATACCGACATGGTGCGAAGCCATGACATCGCCTGCCCCTTGCCGTAATCCTTGAAGGCCCGTTCAAGCATCCCCTGCATCTCCACCGCGTCACGCCAACGGCGAAGGGTGAACGATACGGCCTGCTTGTGCCGTGTCTCGTTCGCCACCTCCTCGCTCTCCAGCTTTCCCAGCTCATCGGACAGGAAACCGCCTACTGGTGTGTTGGATAGCTCAAGCTCCGGACTGTGGGGCCTATTGATGTAATCCCTCACCCCGGTGATCCGGATCAGGATACCGTCCGGCTGGAACTGGGGATCGCTGAAATCGACATAACCGCCGGGTACCAGCTTGGCGCCGATCGCCAACCAATTCCTCTTGGCCCATATGCCGTCCAGTTCTCCGCTGAACGCAAATTGCCGCTCCTCACGCTCGTACAGGTAGCGTACCGCCTCCCGGAACATGTCCCAGCTCGCCCCGGTCTTGGTGGCGTTGTCGCATACGTAGGCTGTGGGAAGGGATATGTTAAAGACGGCGTACTTGTCTCCCACCTCCGGATACAGGGACGAGTTGGGAAGATCCATGCCGTCCTGCTCAGCCGGTACGATCTCGAACTTACGACCGTCATGTATGTACTTTACGTCGAACTCACGGCCCGCCAGACGGCCTGTCTGGAAAATAACCGTCATGGTCTGGCCGGCGATCAGGCAATCCTCGAAATTGAGGTTGGCGGGAACCGATGAGTCATAGAAGTTGTAGAACGTGACATCGTTCCCGTTGCCCGGCTCCGTATCGGTCTTGCTCACCGTACCGACCCGGGATGGATATATATCGCTGGCGTCGAAGCTGTCCTCGTTCCGTGAGGATAATGTCTTGTCTGCCCTAGTCACGTACATTCCGTCCGGATCGGTCTTGTAGGTTCTTCCCTCATATTCCAAAGTCTGTGACTTCGGGAGTAACAAGGTTTGGCTGCCATAGGAGGAGAAGTCTATATTCTTCTCTCCCCCCTGTATGTACAGAATCTCTACGGGTAGGTTGTCGCCAAGGTTTGTCCTTCCTACTCCGGGTACGAATCCATTCCCCTTTCCGTAACTAAGCGCTACGGGATTATCCTTGAACTTTTCCAGCTTTCCCAAGTGTATGGTCTTATTGACCACCTCGAACTCGGTATTGAACTCTTGCGCAAAGCGCCCCAAGACCGCCCAGCATTTCTCATGGTTGAACGACAACAGTTTCTCCGGGGCCTCGATCACCGTACCGACCGTCCAGCCGGATTCATAAAGATTCAAGTTGTCCACCAGCAGCTCCATGAACATCCTCGGCGTGGCCGTCATGACGAACTTGAGCTTGTACGGCTTGTCGGACAACAGCTTGTACTTATATTTTTTCAGGATCTCCTCGTTGCCGCCGAAAATGACTTTATAATCGAAGATCCGTGTCCCTTTTTTCTCGAAATTCTCGGGGTACCACAATGTGTACCGCTCACCTTGGAACTCTATATAAGAGCCCGTTGGGACTTCCACGTGTCCCGGAAGCGAGTAATGAAGTTCGATCTTCTTCGTTTGCGCTATCGCCCGGTAACGATAGCTGTCATCGTCCACCGGGATGTCAAGTAAAACGTCTCCTGCCTGATTGTAAATAACCATCGTTTAAACAGCGATTAAATCAAGATAAACACACTCATATAGGTAGCCGAGATACTGTTGGGCACACCCTTTTGTTTAATACAAACCGCCGCCATGTAGGAGGCAATAATCAACATTGAAACAATCACTAACCAAATCATAAGCATTAAATTTTTAATCGTTGTTACTATACAGTGGATACGTCAAAATCCGCTGTCCATCTAGCTATGTCACTTATCCTAAAATTATCGATCACGAAACGAGGCCTGTCATTTCCATCCCTTTGTCTCGCAAAATCTATGTTATACGAGCGTAAGGTGGCGTTTTGATAAACATTACGTTCGAACTCCTTTTTCCCGTTTATATAAAACGAGAATCCAACATCATTGCGCTTGGTTATGGCTATATGCCACCAATCATCCACCTGTTGGAACCTGCCCCCCCGTAAGAGCCTTTACTTATGGCGAAATAAGTCCTGCTATCCCCAATCACGCCAAAGTAGAATAGCCCATTAAACCATTCATGCCCAACGCAGCAGCCACTATCGTGAGTCAGCAACTTAAACCAAAAGTCTATCGTCCACTCCGCAGACGTGTCACCCATATAATCCGGAAGGACCTTTTTCGTGTCCATCATGCCATACCCGCCATTGAATTGGTATCCACGACCGAACCTCCCGCTCACGAAAGAGCCACCTCCATCTATGCCATTACCTTTATACGGGGCGCTTCCCTCCACGCTAAGGCTATTCTCGAACCTCATGAGCAAGACCGTATGTCTATCCATCTTTCTCTGTCCCATCATCGATCGTATCATTGGCGGCCTCCTTTCTCATTAGAGGCCGTAACCAATTTATAATGAAGTGATTTTACCCCCCCCCGTTAACTTTTAATAACACATACTGTCTCATCGCTTTACCTCCTGTACGATTGTGGGCAAGTCTTTCAGGTCATTCGGATAACCTGTAACGGTCGTCAGAATGCAGAGATAGATCACGCCGTATTGTTCATAATATTTGTCTTTCTCGAATGCCATACCCTGCACGTATGGAATAGGATCATCAAGCGTGCCTGCGTGCTCAGCTTCAACGATCTTATACAGTGAAGCAGTTTCTATGCCCGGTTTCCAATCGGCTTGCAGCTTGTGCTTTTGTATCACTTCAAACAAAGTGTCGCTTTCTCCTTCCACCACTCGAAGCCGGAAACCTATTCCAACTTCCTTGCCGAACTCCGCGTCTTTCTCACCCCAAATGGGGAATAAGACTTGCATCTCCAACGCTTGGCTGGCGGTAAGAGGCACGCTGTTCACCATCGAGCGGGCAAAGGTCACGGCTTGCGCCTCCGGGGAGTTCCTTCTTACCTCCTCCGCCATCGCCATGACAGTCTCGGTCGTCGTGTTTATCGGATCAGGATACCTGATCTCCACCGAACCGACATCCTCCACGGTTCCCGCTCCCTTCACGCTCGTTACCATATCCTCCTTGGCCTTGTCGCATTCCTTGTCGTAAGAGGCGATCTCGTCCTTGATCACGCCAATGTCCGTGTCCTCCCCAGGATAAATATCCACCCCGTCAAGATAATAATGCCTTATGTCGGCCTCCAATATGGCGTTGACCTTGTTCTCTCTCGCCACCAGCAGGGCTGTCTCTGGGGAGGGCTCCTCGAAAGCGTAGAAATCGCTCTCAACCTGTTCTTTCAGGTCTTTTCGTCGCTCAAGGAACTCCCTGTAAGCGTCTATATAAGAAGCGTCCAGTATGCCCAGCTGGGCGGCGTTGTAGTCGTTCAACTTCTTTTGCTCCACGTCCTTGTCCCATAGGGCGTTTATACAGGCCTCCAATATCTTGTTGGCAGTCAACGTGGGCCATACCCTGACCTCGTTGTAACTATAGGAGATCACGGGGGCCATATCGTCACCCATCTCCCTTGTCTCCTCTCTAACGTCCCACCGGTACAGGTAGGATCCGTCACTGTCCTTTTCCATAGTGATCGGTATAGTGTCGCTATATGTTCTTTTCATGTCTTGTTATTTAAACGTTATACAAAAAATTCCCGACGTGATACGTGCGGCTACGCCGACGTTTTACGAAATTCGGGGAAAAAGCAAAGGCGAGAACCGA